TTGTTGTAGATGATGTTACTGTAAAAGGACCAAGTGATGAACTAGCTGCAGCGTCATTAGAATAATTTTTTAAATTTAACGTAACTTGAGTGTTGCCTGTTTGTGAAACAAAATCTGGTATAAATCTTCTTACTTTCATTAAAAACTCACCGTCTCCTCTTAAATCTGCAATGTTAGTTTGTGCACCTCTAATAACTCTTTGTGTAATATCAAAATCACCAGATAGAATATTTGCAGTTATAGCAGTTGTTGTGCCACTTTTAATTTGATCTGTGCCTGTTTCATGTTCATAATATGTTGAAGTGCCGTCTGTGTTTCCCTGCACATACGTAGCAGATGTGGATGGTTCTACTCCATCTGCATCATACTCTAACGCGTGTGGTTTACCAAAGATAGCAGAATCAGCCCATTTTGTTCTAGCTAACGTGCCTACTGTCCATATTGGTCTTTGTGGTGATGAGTCTTGGTAATTGTAACAAACCATTCTATTTACAACAGAGGATGAAGATGTTGGATAAAACCACATAATCTCACCAAACAAGTTATTAAGTCCTGCAGTTATCATTTGATTACCAGAATCTAAATTTATGTCATCATACACAAAATCTTCTACTAAACATGGTAGTGTTTCAAGTGCACCGGCATATTTAAAAAAACCATTTTCAGATAACCAGTATGCTGCACCATCTACCTCAACAACTGCGTTCTGTCCTGCTAACCCACAGTTAGTTCCGACTTGCACAAAGGCAAATGTAAATGGTTGACCTACAAATCTTTGTAAGAACAAAGCTGTATCTGTGTAAACGTAAATTGCATCTCTACCTCTAATGGCTCCCATGATCCGTGATCCGTCGGCCAGTCTTTGTGTGCCAGCTGTGTTGGTCGCTGTAGGCACATAAACATTAATATCCTCTTGGTCTGAGAATCTAATAAACATATCATCTTGTGTAGATTTATCGCCAATCGTTGTTTCCGTACCAAAGAACACTAAGTGTCTATCCGGTGTGGATACAATCATGTGTCTTGATGCAGTAGGTGCACCAGATATGATTGTTGCTCTATTTGATGTAGCGTTAGCTGCCGCCGAGTTCCATTCAAACACTTCACCATCGTGTATTAAACAAATAGCTTTGTCACCAAAATTATCTAACGACCACATACCTGGTTCTAATACTAAGTCACCAGATGCAGCTTCACCCCATGCAACGTAGCCTGAAGAGTTTGTAACTGTCGCTCCATTACTGTGTGTTGTTGGTGATGTGCCTCTGACTCCTCTTGTAATACCTGTAAGTTTGTTTCCTGTAATACCTGTGTAAGATATTTCTTCAGTGCCTATTTGCACAAAGTTTGTTCCTGATGATGGAAACTGTGTAGCGTCTGTTAAAGTTATTTCTGTAGCTGATCCATTGTTACCACCAGAGGTGCTAGATATAGCTCCATTTAAAGTTGTGGTAGCAGATCCTATTTCTTCACCACCCCAAGTTCCAAGAGACCAACCAAAACCTTTTGCTTGAACGGCAGGTCCCACAGGATAATAGTGTCTAACTCTAATACCACCAGATGTTGTAGCACCTGATCCTGTTTCGTTTGAGGGCATTGTGATTGTTATAGTGTCTGCTGTTGGTACAGATGTTACCATAAATCTTATGTCATCAAAATCAGACGCACCAAAGTTTGAATTTGTAATAGATGTAAAGTTATCTAATAAAACAATATCTCCTGCAGTAAAACCATGAGATGTAATCGTAATTGTAACTATGGCCGATCCATTAGTTGTGCTAAATGCATTAGAAAGTGTAGTTGTAGATTTGATTGGATGTATGTCATAAAACACACCACCTGAATAAGCATATAATATTCTGTTTGTTCCTATGATTGAGTATTTAATACTCTGACTATTGATGAATTGGTGTAATCCTCTAGCAGCTCCTGTAACGTTGTCTGCACCTAGTTGTTTCCAACCACCTATTTTTTCTGGTGTAGAATACCTAAAACGAACATTATCGCAGTCTATCCACTGACCCTCAGCTGCAGTCGCTGTAATTTGTTTATTAATACCTGGTGCAAAGCCTATTTTTTGTAACATATAATATCCTGTTTAGACGAGGAGTATTGTGGTGTGGTGGAAATACTCCTCATCAAAACAGGACTATATAATATTATTTATTGATTTTAAAGCCTTTATACCACGCTGGTAAACCTAAAAAAGGTCTTTTATCATATATGTTTTCTTTGGCTGTTTTCTTCTTAACATCATTATAATGCAAGAATACTTGTGCACAGTCCTTGCCTTTGAAAGCCTCTCTCCAATGCTCTAGTTCACAACCCATATAGACTAACATATCGCCAGGATCTAAATCTACTTTAACACCAGCTTGTTTTTCTTTACCTGTAGGGTCTAAATATATAGGCCAAGGATCACCACCAAGATTTAACGTAGTAGATATCTCACAAGAGTATCTGTCTTTATGACGATGCAATACATCTCCATCTTTGTATATTCTAGCGTAAGAATATGCTGGCTGTAATTTATAACCAGTTTGTTTCTCCATCTTAGTTTGAAGTCCTTGTAATAAAGTCTCCATAACAATATCACTATAATGTGAATATGTATTAGGAACTTGGGTGTCGTTCCATACACCAAAGTACTCTGTGAAAGGTGATATATATTTATGATCAAATAAAAATCTAGCTACTCTTCTCTTATTTAAAAAATAAGTATAACAAAAATCTGCTAACTCTTTTGATATAGCTCCTTTCATAACGCAATATTTATTTTTTTTGAATGACATTTTTTCTCCTTTTCATTATTTCTTTTCTTTTTTCTTCTATTATTGTTTCTACAAAATCATCTTGAATTTTTGAACCAGTGCCCAAGATAGTTTTTATATAATTAATCATCTTTTTATTTTTTAATATCATTTTTATAACAGTCTAAAACTGGTTTTGGTATCGCTTGTATGTTCCAATGTATAAATCTAAAGGGTTCATACCCATTGTCAACGCTATACAAATGAGGCATAAAAGAATTAAAAAATATAAGTTTACCTGGTTTCACATCATAATTTATTTGAGACGTAGCTAATGTTAATTTAGTTTTATCTTTTTCAGGTAGAAGATTCATACATCTGCCTGGTCTTGGATCTTCAAATACAGGTCGTGATGTTATGTTACTAGCTTTTAAAAAATAAAAACCAGACATGTGGCCATTCCAATGAGTGTGTAAAGTATGGTGTCCTCCTCCCAAATGAGAGAACTCTTGCACCCAAAGTTCAGTTAAAAATAATTGATGTCCAGATAAATCAAATCCTTGTTCGTCTAATAAATTCCAAGCAGTGGCTATTATCCAATTTTGTAGATCTATAAATTTTGGGTCACCTATAAGGCTGGTAGAGTGATGAACCATACCATGATCTCCTTTGTCACCATGTTTTTTAGTTCTTTCTTTTATATGTTTATCATTAAGTTTTTTAGCTTTTTTAATATAAGGATCTGATGCTTTATTTAATTTATTAATCCATTCTGGTTTGTCCATCCAATATATTGGACAAGTAAAATAATCTTCTCTAAATAATTGTTCTTTTTTATCTTTCATCGAAAAGGGTATCCTAAGTTCCATATTACTAAACTATATCTAGATCCTTTTACTACCGGACAAACTCTATGCCAAACAAAAGACGGGAATACAACTAAAGACCCCTTTGGTAAAATTTCTTTACATTTATATGGTTTTACTTTTTTATCAGGGTCATTATTTCTAAAATCAAATTCTAGCTCTCCACCTTTGTATTCTTTTGGATCAGATAAAGAAACAGTTACAGATAACTTTCTTATCTTTCCATGATCAGGTGCTGATTGGTTTTCTCTTACGTAAGGTTTATCCCAACTATCACAATGCCAATCATAAAATTGTCCCTTTTCATATTTAGTGAATTGACAAGACTCAGACCAATCCCAATTAAAATTCCAACCTGCACTAGCGTTTGCTTGATGAACATATGGATGTATTTCTTTGTATATCCATCTATCGTTTAACCAAACAATATTAGAATTTCTTTTTTTCTTTAAATCTTTAACTTGTTTTTGATTTAATTTTTTACCATCACCATACCCACCTGTTACAGCCATTTGATCGGATATAGATTTTCCATACTTAACAATTTCATCACATATTCTTTCAGGAATAGCATTTTGAAACCACCAACAATAATTTGATAAATTCATATTTCTTTCTATTGTATATTATATTCTTAACCGATTGTCAAAGTTCCAGAAACAGTGAAAGTAGCCACTCTATCGTTAGCTGGCCCTACACAGTTTGATACAGAATTAGATCCTGGAGATACACTTAATGGGTGTGCACTTGGCACTCTTACTATAACTACACCAGGTCCTCCATTTCCTGCTGTGCCGCTGTCACCAACACCTTCTCCTCCACCACCGCCACCTCTATTAGTTGTTCCATTCGATCCATGTGAACCACCTGTTCCACAAGGAGAGGCACTGCTCCCTATTGAACCACTATTCGAACTTCCTCCTCCACCACCGGCGTAAGATAATGCAGAACCTGTAATAGAAGATGGTATACCCACTCCTCCTGTACCAATAGAACCACCACTAGGTGTTGGACCAGCTGCTCCTGCTCCACCGCCACCAGCTGAACGTTGTCCAGGAGCAGGTCCACCACTACCACCATCATTTCCTTGAGGCGGATCAACGGGAGGCGTATTTCCTGAACCACCAGCATTACAACCAACTCTTGCACCACCTCCAGAGCCTCCATCGGCTCCAGTCTTTACTCCTGTTCCACCAGAAGCTCCGCCACCACCACCGGCAGCTGATATATCTCCTATAGATGACACACATCCAGAAGTTCCTCTAACAGAAGAAGAACCACCACCAGCTCCACCTCCACCAACTACTACTGTGTTATCACCTAATGTTAAAAATTCTGTTGCTCCAGCTAAAGGTGAGTCGAATGAAATTCTAAGTCCACCAGCTCCACCTCCACCACCTGCGTCTCTACCTCCGCCTCCACCACCAGCTACAACTAAGTAGTGAGCGTTTACTCCTGTTAAAGGCCACTTGCCTTGTTTTATTGCTGAAAATTGAGATTGCATCGACCAAACACCTGATGCTGCATTTAATTCTTTTACTAAAACTACTCCTGATCCACCGTTACCACCATTACCGGATCCTCCACCACCGCCTCCACCGCCACCGGTGTTAACTGTTGCATTTGCACCTGCTCCACCTGGAGCGTTACCGCCATTACCACCACCGCCAGCTCCTCCTGAAGCTGCTGGTGAAGGAAAATCTGCTCCACCACCTCCACCTCCAGATACTGAACCAGAAACTCCAACTGCTGGTCCAAAAACTGGTGATACGTCTGTGCCTGCTCCACCTACGCCTGCTACGTTATTTGGTTTAGATGCTGGTGCGTTACCACCTACTGCACCTGCTCCGCCACCACCGCCAGCTCCTGATCCACAGGCTCCTGGTGATGCTACGTTGTTAGATGCTCCACCTGCATTACCTTGTCCGCAAGTTCCTGGTGATCCTGGATATGGTCCTCCAGCGTCATGGAAACCACCGCCTCCACCAGATCCACCTGGATCTCCTGCAGTGTCTCCTGTTGAGCCACCTCTTCCACCACCTGTTGCAGTGATTGTTACACCACCTATAATAGCTGTTGAATTACAACCTGGCACTCCTAATAATGGAGTTCCTGGACTTGGTTGTGGAGAACCTCCACCACCGCCTCCGATTGTGACTGGATATCCTGTTGATGCTGTTACGGGTATTACGGCTCCAGGATTTAATAATCCTCCTGCTCCACCGCCACCACCTTTGTCACCACCACCTCCGCCACCGCCAGCAATAACTGCGACTTGCACAGCTCCTACTGTTGAAGGTGTAGTGTAACAGCCTGATGCTGTTACTTTTGTAGTTTTATTTTTACCAAATGATGTGGAGTTGGTCTTACCGATAATACCACCGTTTAAAGATCCGCCTTTAGTACTTGGCATTTAATGTCCTCCTATGCGGACACCCAAGCTAGACCTGATGCGTCCCAATTATAATTATTATCTTCTAGATCTCTTGCAATCCATTTTTGACCAGCTTCATCCCAACTAATAAATTTGTTCTCTGTATCTGTAGGGTGAGCAACTGGAGCTTGCCAATCATCATTTTCATCTAATGACCATGATGCATATGGTTGTGGTGCTAAAAATTTATTTTTGTCAAAATCGTATACGTATCCTTTTCCAGCATACATTTTTCTAAAATTGTGATTATAAGAAGTTTGTTTCCAAGTTCCGCCACCAAAAAATGTAGAACACCAGTTTTCTCCTTCTGGTCCTTCATCAACGGGTGCATGTTCGTTACCAACAACGACCACTCTTTCTACAACCCAATGTGTATCCTCTGTGTGTCCAGTTGGATCTTTTCTTTGTATAAGTTCAGCGAAATGTGCCATTTTGTTTTTCTCCTTATTTTTGTTTTATATATAATTTTAATATTACAATCAACTATAAAGTCAATGTTCCTGTTACTGTAAATACTGCCACTGTGCAACTACCATCAGTAAATGTTGTATTTGTGCCTGGTGCTACAGCAAAACTACCTGGTTTACCAGATGTTGGTACCCTTAATACTACTATTCCTGGTCCACCATTTCCACCATCAAAATCACCACCGCCAGAAGGTCCTCTTCCAGCTCCGCCACCGCCACCTCCAGTGTTAGTTGTTCCAGCAGTTCCGGCTCCAGGCGATCCTGCAGCTCCACCGCCACCAGCTCCACCTGCTCCTCCTGGTCCTGACTCTGTACCACCACCGCCACCACCAGAGAAAAATCTTCCTGGTGAAGGTCCTGGAGTTCCATAAGAAGGTGCTTGTGGTGCACTTCCAAATATTGCTACTGCTACTCCTACTCCACCTGCTCCACCTGTGTTACCACATCCATCAGCTCCTCTAGCTCCTGCTCCACCGCCACCACCTGATGCAAAATTAGGAGCGGCTACTGATTGACCACCAGGGTTTCCTTTTCCACCAGTATTTGCTCTACCACCATATGCTAAACCTTCCCCTTTTGCTCCACCACCTGATCCTCCATCGCCACCAGTGTTAGAACTACATTGTTGTCCTCCAACACCTCCACCTTCTGCAACAACACCAGCGATTGTAGAATTAGTTCCTTTTCCACTTGCGTATGTTGAGCTTGGTGATCCACTACCACCAGCGCCGACTGTTACTGCGTATGATGAGCCTGCGAATAAAGTTAAAGTTGATACTGCAGGATTACATTTTGATTCTAATAATCCTCCAGCTCCACCTCCACCACCGTTGTTACAGCTACCACCGCCGCCACCACCAGCTACTAATAAAAATTCTGTTGTTAAACCTGTTGTACCTCTTGTTGAAAAAGCTCCTGAACCGTTAAATACGTGTTGTGTTTTACAAGAAACACATGAAACTGTTCCACCTGCAGCTCTTTGTGGTCCTGGATATTGAATAATTACTACACCTGAACCACCGTTAAATCCGGGTGATCCACAATGCGAACCGCCAGCACCGCCGCCAGTATTGGCTGTTCCAGCTTGTCCGTCTGTGTTTGGGCCACCGCCACCATTTCCTCCACCACCTGCTCCACCTGTTGTAAAAGGTGCAGATGCACCGTTACCAGATCCTCCACCGCCACCACCTGCTCTTGTAGTGCAGTCTCCTGGCCAAACGCTAGCTCCAGCTCCACCATTACCACCTTTTCCACAAACTCCTGAAGAAGGTGCTGGTTGCACTGGACTTCCTGCTGCACCGGCTCCACCGCCACCACCGCCACCAGTTTGATCATTTGCTGATCCGTTACCGCCTGGATTACCTTGTGAAAGATAAGTCGTTGGAGAATTACCTGCTCCACCTGTGGATGGTCTACATCCTCCAACTAAAGCTCCAATACCTCCTCCACCACCTGAACCTCCAGCATAGCCTGCTCTATTAGATACACCAACCGTAGAGTTTAATTGTCCTTGGCCACCACCAAATGCTGTAAATGGTTGAATGTCTGGTCCTGAAAAACTTGTATCACTTCCAGTGCCCTCACCATTTTCAGCAACGTTAGCACCTGCTCCACCTGATCCAACAGTAACAGTGTAATCAATACCGCTACTTAATTCTAATCCTGTATTAAATCTATATCCACCAGCTCCACCACCACCGGCATAACTTCTCATACCGCTACCACCGCCACCTATTGCTAAAATATTTATAGTTCCAAAAGGTGCAGCTCCTGGCCATTTATCATTTAATCTTGCATCGTAAACTTCTTCCATTGAAAAGACACCAGTTGCTCCTGGGCCTGTTGTTGAAAATTCATGAATCGCTACTAAACCATCTCCACCGTTTGCTCCTCCACCATCTGATACTGGTCCTGTTACGTTTCCTTTACCACCGCCACCGCCACCAAATGTTCCTGCTTCAGCAGTCGTATTATCACCGCCACCTTTTCCACCAATAGTGTTAGGTGCTTTGTTACATCCTCCGCAGGTATAGTAACCACCGCCACCACCTGCACCAAAAGTTCCTGGGTGAGTACCTGCAGGAAATAAAGGAGTTGATGCTCCACCATAATTTGTAATATCTGGTATTGTTGAAGTTAATGATGTGCCAGTTCCACCTACTCCTCCTACGTTAGGGCTAGTTGAACATCCTCCAGCAGCAGCAGAACCACCGCCGCCACCACCGCCACATCCTACTCCAGGTCTTCTACCTTTTCCACCAGGGTTTCCTTGTCCGCAAGTTCCTGATCCAGCAGCTGAACATGGACTACTTGCGTATCCACCACCGCCTCCAGATCCACCTGGACCGCCTGTAGCAGGGTGACCCGGAACTTGTCCGCCACCTAAACCGCCACCTGTCATAGTTCTTGGATTTGATGATGATGCAAAAACAGAATTAGATCCTTGGCTACCACCAGATTGAGCACAACTACCGCCTGCTCCACCAGCACCAACTGTTACAGTCACTGCACATGAAGGGAATGGTTGACAACTAAATATTGTAAGACCACCAGAACCACCTCCTCCTGCACCTGCAGAAGGCGCAGTTCCACCGCCGCCACCACCAGCGATTACTACTGTTTTGTTTTTTGATAAATTTGAATCTTTAGTAAAAGTTCCAGACGATGCTAAAATCGTTGTCTTTGGTTTTACCTTTTTTTCAGTTGTGATGACTGGTCCTATAATTCCGCCATTTGCCATAGCTTATAGTACCTCCTACGCGTCGTCTATCGATTCATACGATACGAATAGTTCTAAATCTCCAGAAGCGTTTGCTCCGCCTTTTAGAACATCTGACTCCATCATGTATATTGGCGTATCTAATACAACTAACGTTGCGTCAGCTGGAACCGATACCGTTTTTGCTAAATGAAAAGTTCCAGAAGTGTCAAAGTTTGCAACACCGTCTGGAGTAAAATTTGATTTTGTAATTGATAATGTTAAATCTGCTGAACTAGATCCGTCTACGTTCGCACATGTAATTCTGTTTATTTTTACTAATTTATCAGCAGAAACTGTCATTAAAGTTGTAGTCGTAGTAGCTGATAAAGCAAATCCTACCGATTCACCTTTAATTGACGTTACTGATACTATATTTGGGTTAGCCATAATTTACTCCTTTTTATCCAAAAACGATCGCCATTGCAATAGCTTTTCCTGTTGAAATACCAGCATCAGCAAAGCTTAAAGTTCCTGATCCATTGGATACTAGCGCTTGTCCTGATGATGTAGCATCTGCAATAGGTAAAGTAAAGCTCAAATTAGAGCCTATTGTTCCTGCTTTAAATTCTATATAATTAGATCCATCATCGGTATCTTCGTTAAATCTTAGTGTAGCAGCTCTAGTATCATTTCCTACTAGGTTTACGACACCACTTCCGTTAGGGTTTAAATCAATATTAGCGTTTGAAGTAGTCACAATATCTTGACCGTTCATGTCAAGATCACCACCTAATTGTGGTGTGGTATCATCTACTACGTTAGAGATACCTAGAGGTACTTCTATTATATCGGGGTTTGTCCCATCATTAGCAGATGCAAAAACTATTTTAGTTCCTTTATCTGAAGCTGCAAACGTTACAGAATCACCTGAACCTGAAGCATATTTAAATTGAACTGTGTGAGAACCTGATGTTGTATTTTTTAAAATGTAAAATGTTTCTACGTCAAGAGGAATAGTAACAATTTGATTACCAGAAATAGTTCCAGTAAACTCGATCATTCTATGTTGAGCTGTTCCAGTTGTGTTTCCATCAACAATTGTTAGTGCAGTAGTTTGTGAACCACCAGCTATTGATTGTGCATTATAACCACTAACTAATTGTGAAATTAAACTTAAATTTGTATTAGTCTTCGTACCCCACGTTCCGGCGTTTTCACCGGTTGCTTGAAGTTCTACACCTAAAGGCGTAAATGTTGATGCCATATTTTATCTCCTATGCAGCGTCACTATAACTTGTATTTGATCCAGTTGCAACATCCGAATATGATGTATTCGAACCTGTTGAAATATTACTATAAGAAGTATTTGAGCCCGTGTCAATATCTGCGTATGCTTCAATACTTAATGTAGATACAGAGGACGTTATTTGTTGGCCTGTAAGCCCCATAACTTGATCTGCA